TAATGTCGCCGTAGCCATGATCGACACGGTTGAGCGCACACCACACACAAGCGGCCTTTTCCGTATCAGACGGTACACCCCTGGCCTCTCCCCATACCATCTTTGCCAGCACATCAACCTCTTCCTCGCTCCAAAGAGGAACAGTGGGTGTGGGTTCCGGTGTAGTGACTTCAAGCACAGGAAGCTCAGGAAGTTCAATGATTTCTGTTTCCGGCTTGGCAGAACAGGAAGATAGGAGAACCAATGACAGCAGCAGTACCGGAAGCAGCTTACTCATTGGTGGTTTTCCTTTTCTTCGGAGAGGTCTTGGTGGCGAAGAAATACTTGTTATCCACGCAAACCGGATAGCCGGGAAACCTATTGCTGGCTCTCTTGGTTCCCTCGTTGTAAATCTTTTCCGCAGTTTCAAGCGGCATTTCGCCGGTGACATGATCTGCACCGGCGACCATGATATACGGAACTTTCCCGTTATTGTTCACGAATGTCATGAATACTTCCCCTTTCTCTGTTCCATGCCTCCACATCGACACCAATCTTTTTCAGTTCTTCTTTGCAGAGCCATGTGTAATCGTCCGGCATTTCGTAATGTTGAATAAGCCGGTCATGTTCCGCGGCAAAGGCTTCATAAAAGCGTCTGAGCCGCTTAGGGCCAAAGCCCAGATGAACCGCAAGGGTATAGAGAACCATTGCGTCAATGTCATCGGTATAGCGTTTGTCCGCTTCGATGATTTGCCGGTTGATCTCCATTTCCATGGCCTTTTTCTCTGCGGCGGTGAAGACTGCTCCGTAAACCTTTCCTCCGGCCTTTTTCACAATCATGGTTCATACCTCGAAGTCTTCAAAGAAAGCCGGGTATCGGGCCTGCATCTCAACCAGGAGCATCTTTGCGACCTCTCGCATATCCGGGTGTGCGGCAGGAGCGGTACGGAGCCGAAGGAAGTGCCTCCATTCCCGCATATTGGCCGTCATGACCACCTCGGTCTTCGTGCTGTTGGGAAGAACAGACCGGGCCTCCTGCGGAGTACAGCCGAAGTCAAGCATATTGAAATAGGCTTCTTCTGCTTGGGAACAAGCCCAAAACCAGTGTCGGTAAGCCGTACCGTCTTTATCAAGGGAGCAAGGCTTGATTACCGTAATTTCAGAACCAAAGTTCTCTTTGCCGTAATTGCAATAGCGGGTACTTTCCTGGCAGTAGGAGGCCAGTCTGTGCCGAACAATCTCATGGCTCACACCTCTATCACAGGTAAAGCGAACACTCACGCTGCCATGCTCAATGACAGCCTCATGACCTCGCTTCAAGATGTTCTTGACAAACTTTTCTGCGCTGTCCCCGGTAATCTTGCTCTCGGACTTATAGCAAGTGCGTCCGGCCAGCTCAATCAGAGAGAGAAGGTCAGAATAGGCGGGAGGATTGATAAGCTCCACTTTAGGTTCAATGATCTTCATGCTCAGACTCCTTCCACATGGCTTGCCAGCATATCCGCTTGGTGCGTCCACAGCACATTAGGATAGAGGTTGACGGCTCTGGTGTAATCGTTCCACTCGGACTTGTCGGTAAAGGCTCCCATGTGATACCTGATACACAGAACCTCTTCCTCAGTCAGCTTGTAGAACTGGCTTAGAAGCATGACCGACTTATCACCGTGGCCTTTGAGAAGCGTGTTAGGATTATGCTCCCAAGAGAGTTTATCGAAAATGAACTGCTTCTCCCCGCCAATATAAATTGTGTCTTTGACAGGATGACGGTACAGGTCGATTTTGCAGAGGTCATGGAAGATACCCACCAGATAGGGAGAACGGCAGTCCTTCCATTTCAATTCCAATCTCTCAGTCAGGCCGGCCAAGTGTTTTGCTACGGATAGAGAGTGGTCAAACAAGCCGCCCTCATAGTTACCGTGGTACTTGGTCGAAGCGGGAGCGGTGAAAAAGCCATTGATAGTGAGATAGTCCAAAACCTCAACCGTAGCCAGAGGGGTTCCGTCCGGCAGACGCATGAAGTTTAGGAACTCAGACCGGCGATCTCTTTCGGTCATGACCCAGCACCTTCTTCCTGATCTAATCTGTCGGAAAGCCGATTAACTTTCTGTTTTTGCCAGTTTCTCACTTCACAGGAACATTTGAAAATACACTTAATTTGGGCCAGCATAATTTCCACATCAGCGATTTCTTCTGCGATATGCTTCACATCGGTTTGCCCTCTAAGGTGTTTGCAGAGTTCCTTTTGCAATTCAGACATTTCCTCGAAAAGCATATTGATTTGACTATTTACGCCGTAATGTTCAACGGCTCTGCTGATAACTGAATACTCACTCAGCGTCATGGTCGGAAACCTCCATTTCCAGCACCGTCATAATGGCATAATTGGCAAGGTCAATCAGGGTGTCCCGAATGGACTCGTCATTTACCTTCTGTTCCCCACTTCGGGAAAGAGTCTTAAACCGGTTAAACTTATCGCCCAACCTGATACGAGCCATTGCCATACCCTCTTCAACAAAGGTCTGGTGGAAGCTATCACCGTAATCATGGTTCTTCCGGGCATAGAGGCCGTTGATTTCCTCACAGATTTCCCGGTGCATTTGAACCTTTGTCTTTGTTGTGGTCAAAGTATCTTATCCTCACTTTCCACATATTTTTCAACAAACCATTGACGAGGGAGAGCGGAAATTTAGCCGCCCTCCCTCGTCCATAATCAGCCAAGAAGGGCCATCAGGTCACTCTTAGATTTAGGGGCCGCAGTAGCCGCCTGAGCGGACGCAGGAGCGGTTTTGGGAGCCTGGGTGGGTGAGGGTGCCGCCTGTTCATCCCACCCGTCAGAGGGCCGCTTATCGGCCAACCGAGCGAAGGTAATGGTCTTGTCCGGCTTGTTCTTGTTCGGTTGAACATCATGCTCAATATCACACTCGATGAAGTGACCCACAAGGTCTTCATGGTCGATTTCGGTAAGCTCGAAATCCTGCAAGGCGGTTTTCGCAAAATAGCTGAACGCATTAAGCGCACCTTCGTTCGGAGAGCCGTCAGTTTTCAGCAGGGAAAATCGTTCGATGTGCTTGGCTCCGCTTTGCGTCTGCATGGTAATTTCCAGCTTGCCAAAGGCTTCCTTATAGCTGACCCCGGTAATTTTGAAGATATGGGTTCCTTCCGGGATAAGGGAAAACCCATCACTCAAACCAATTTTAGCCATCTTGTTTGTCCTCCTTAGACTTCATCATTGACGGGAAAGATGATGCCCACAAGTTCCTCGTCATCTCCGGGTAATTCCGGGAAACTCTTTACCAGCAGGGCTTTTGCGACATTGGAATTGGTGTCAATGTCGTAGGCATAAAGGATTTCACAGGTGTCTTTCCGCTCAATCAACTTCCAGTCATCGTTGCTGATCTTGATAGAAATGTCACCAGCCTGGGTCTTATAGACCCGAATACAATCCTTGATGCCGCCATCGGGATAGGGCATGATTGCCTCAGACAGAACCGCATAGTCTGTATGACCAATCTGGTCAATCATCTTGTCAATGGCCTGGGGCATATCCTGAATAGCCGCAGCGGTCACGCTTTTCACCGTAGTGGGAATGAGCATCATAGCCGTGGGGGAGGCCAGCCAGCGGTCAACAAAGGGTAGGTCTTCAATCCCTCTCTTATAGATCACTCCGCTGGAAGCCAGAGATTTCACAAAATTCTTAAACTTCATCGGTCATCCCTCCTTAATTGCTTTCGGCAGCAACCGGTAGCTGTCCTCGGTGGTACTGTACTTATCCAAAACCCCGTCCGCTTTCATAGCGTCCTTATTGATTTTGGTAGTGGTACTCTTGCTGACTTCCCAGGTATAGGCAGTACCGGCGATAGACACCTTTTTGTCCCCCTCACGGAACTGCTGAATAGCCGCCTTTTTAATCATATCGGTCAGGGTTTTGTACCGCTTCTCGTCATCGGAAACCTCGGCGGCATGAGCGTCCAGCTTACCTTTCAGCTCTTCGGCTTCTTTCACCAGAGCCTCTAAGTCGGTTTCAGGAGAGAGATTGTTGGTACGGAGAGCGGCCAGTATTTCAGCGTCCTTTTTCTCGTCATAGGCCGGAGAGAGGCCGCTTTCCACATGGTCTTTCCACCACTTCAAAGCCGGTTTCACATACCGCTTCTCGAAGTCCGGGTAACGCTCTGACACTTTGAAAGGCCGAGTGATTGTGTTGACGGAACTGCATACGAAGTTCTCAGGGTGTTCATAATCACCGGGTTCCAGGAAGGAGGCCACCATTATTACGCTGTCTACGCCCAAGAGATACGCATAAAGGGCGGCTTGGAGGGCATAATATTCAGGAATATCTTCCGCCCAATCCTCTACACGCTTGGAGGTTTTCATTTCCAGAACGGTTGTAGGCTTGCCATCTTTGCCATGCAGCAGGTAGTCCCACATACCACCGAGTACCGGCGTATCAGAGAAGAAATCACCGAAGGTCTTCTGGAAATAATTCTCGCCGTAAATATCGGTTGGAGTGACCAGATTGCTCATGAAGTAGGTGTTCTTCATGTATTCCGCCTGTTTCGGCTCGATGGTCTTACCGGCAATGGTATAAATCGTGTCCTCGAAGGGCTTCTGGTAGGTACGGGTGATCTCACACCAGACCTCAAAGGGAGTAGACCAAGGATTGAGGCCGAGAATGGTAGCGAACCGGGTAGCGGTCAGCTTCTTAGGACGCTTGGGCGGCACAATCTGAATTTTGTTGTCAAGCCATTCCATGATTAACCCCCCTGAGTGTCATACGCCGAGAGCATATCCCGTACACCGGTAATGAGCTGGTCGCACACATCAGCGGTGATCTTGGTGAAGCCCTCAGTCTTTACGGCCACATTCTGCACAAAGCTTTCCTGCTCTGCGTCCAGCTCCATGAGCTTTTTCAGTTCCGCTTTCAGCGTGGCAACCTGTTCTTCACTGGCGGCACCCTCCGGGGCGGAAGTCAGCTCGGACTTGATTTCCTGACGCTTCTCAGCGGTCACAGGAGCCTTTTTTGCGCTCTTAGGGGGAGAGGGAGGTGTCTGAGTATCTTCATCTGCACCGGAGGTATTGTCGATGCTGTCAGCCTCGATAATGTCAAGAACGAGCTGCCACAAATACCGGCGCATATAGGTGATAGAACTGCCCAGGGCTTGCATTTCGTTCGTCACAACCTTGCCGCTGTTGGAGATGATAGGGGCGATCTGCGTGAAGGGAGCCTCAAAGGTAATAGGCTCTTCATCCCGATCATCACAGTTGAAAACTTTGGCAATGGCGTACTCCTTGCCGAAGGTGGGAGCCATCAGCAGACCCACTTCCGTGAAGATGGACTCGGCCACAGGAACAATGTCACTCAGCTCGAAGTACATGAACTCCAAGTGAATGTTTTTTCCGGTTTTCTTCACACCGGCTTGCAGGAACTTCAATCGGGCAATCTGCAACTTCCGGCAGATATTCATGCCGCTGTAATCAACGGCGGGTGCGGGGGTCTTTTTACTCTCGGTAGCCATTTTTCTTATACCTCCTGAAACTTCTTCAAAAACTTGTGAGAACTGATATACTCATTGATCTTCGCTCTCTGCTTACCCGCAGCCCTACGGCGGTTGAAAAACAACCGTCTGCGCTCTGCTCTACCAGGATTTTTCTTCATATTGAACCCTCCAATAATTTCAACAGATTTCTTTTCGTGACAGCGATAAGATTATCGCCGGTCAACATCTTCCATCGGAATTTGCGGTCTGTCGGCACAAGCCCAAGGTCTTCTGCTTGAAACCGAAGATCATAGTCACGCACCGTATGGCCGTCTGCCTTGAATGTGACCGGACTATCCCTATCCCATTTCAAAAGCAATTTCCAGAGGTCAGGGTAGGTTTTTCGCAATAATCGGAGCTGGTCTATTCCTTGATTGTGACAGAACCAACACCCCCCCTTGTTGCGGTTGTGTAAATCGGAGAGAGCAAGTCCCGCTCTTCACACCACTTCCGGCAGTAGGCTTCATCCCACCCGACTTCCACCAGGGGCATTTTGAAGCCGGGTTTAGTGTGACGCTCAATGCGTTCCGGTTCATCCGCAGCTATTCCGAGGTACTGCACAATATTTGTTTTTGCCCCTTGTGCAATGGGGCCAGTAGAAAACCCGGCGTTTGAGATCGCTCGTACACCAATTCCCCTTGATGATAGGGAAGCCGAGGATAAGACCCGTCTTTGAGCTTTTTGCACCATGCGCTGATTGTAAACGGGAACCCGTTGCAGATTTCGGAGTTTGAGTCGGCTGTTGCACCATGGAGCGAGGCGAGGTGGGAACCCGGCAATCGGAGATACCCCCCCCTCACCGAAACGATTTATCGTTGTTTCTTTTCTGATAGGAACATGGTAGAACAGTTTTTCATAAGTCAACTTCTCACCATTCCGAACTGCACATTGATGTTCTACTTCAACCCCATACCGCTCTCGAATGATTTTATCTGCATGAACCTTGAAGGAAACCATTGGCGGCAGATCAGCCGGAATATCATCCGTTGCCCACACTTCCGCATGAATGATACGGTCAAGCGGCCAACCAAGCTCTTCAATGGCTCCCAAGCAAGCTAAACTGTCCTTACCATAGGAGAGTGAAAGGACATACTCTGTGTTCGGTTCTCTTTCCAAGACTATCCCTCCAACAAAGCCGTCAGCTCTCGTTTGACCTTATTTACTCTCCGGGTATTCCGCTTAGGAGGCTTGATACCAAGGAAATCCCGGACATACCGTTTTGCCAGCCGGATATACCAGTCACGGTCAATCACCTCAATAGAGAGATGATTGTCATTGTCTACCACGCACCTTGACGGTAATCCGGCAATCTTCACGGGGTTTCCAGTCGAGAGGTGCATTTTGTAGAGCGTTCCCATACGGTGATTGTCCGTGGCATATACCCGGTTGACTTTCTGTACCACTTGTAATTCTCCATCCACCTCATGAAGAGCGTCACCATACTTACTCCCAGCCTTGGCGATCAGTTGGAAGTCCAGCAGCTTGTTACACTCCATGATAGTCTGCTCCACAGGAACTCCGTAGGCCAAACAGTCTTTGACCGCTCTGGCAACTACACAGGCGTTGTTATTGACATTGAACGCTCCTGCTGGTGCAATCCCTCGAACCAGAACCCCGCCTTTGATTTTGGGGTCGCCCTCAAACGGGACTTCCACATAATTGTTTACATCTTTCTGGCAGATGGATTTCACGGTATCTTCTTCAAGCTCGAACCCTGTGCGCTCTTGCCATTCGCCCGTGATTTCTAAGACTTTCTGGTATTCGTCTTCATCAAAGCTGACCATGATACCATCGGTGTTTAACTGAATAACCTTTAAGGTCTTACAGTCTGTCACCAAATGATTTGCCAGCTCCAACAAAAATAGCTGGCCTGAAATACATACTGATCTTCCCATGAGAGGGTCATACAGCGGGTTATAGCGGTTCAACATAGCCCCATAGGTGGTGTTCAGTACCAGCTTCAAAGCGTTCGCCGTAGCTTTGTCACCCGCTCTTTTCGCCTTTACTCGCCGCTCAATGGTGGCGGCGTAGACATCGGGAGAAGGGATATTTCGAGAAGTATATCCCATTAGTGTCATCAAGTGCGGGTTCAGTAGTAGGAAGCAACATCATAGTTTCTAATCATTCGCTTTCCCACTCAAATCACCGCCTTTCTTCTGGACGGACGAAGAAGATACTCACCGTCCTCATGATGGTCAGTCACTCTCTTTTTCAGAGTGTTGTATGAGATGTTGAGTTCTCTACTCCACTCCATCAGAGATTGCCGTTTCCCGAACGCAGTAACAAAATGTGTCGTAGAACGGTTACAACAATTCTGACTTGGCGTGACCCATCGGCAATTATCAGGGGAATACCCCTTGTCATTGTCAATACGGTCAATGGTCAAGTCATTACGGTAGCCGTGTGACAAAGCCCATTCCTTGAAGTTGTTCCGTGTTCGCCATTCGTGGCAAACGGTAATACCTCGTCCGCCGTAACGGGGGAAGTAGGTTGAATTCGGGTTAGTGCAACGCTGAATCATGTTGAAATGAATAATGTCCAACCTGTCTCTCATATTTCACCTTCCTCTCGGTAACACGGGATAGCTCCGTGAATACCACCGTAGGCGATGGTACAAGGACAGCCGCCTACCATCAAATCGAGCTTTTCCTTGAACACCACTTCGTCAGGAATACTCTTGTCCTTCAACCGTTCGAAGAAGTCGAACACTTCCTGCGGAATGTACTGACGAAGCAGCTTCGGTGGATACTGGTATTCCCGCTCGTCATAGTGCGGTTTCTGCTCTGCGTCAAGGTAAGCAGCGGTTAACTTGGCGTTGGTCATGTAGAGGGCTTTTGCTGGATACAGTCCCTTTTCACGACCCAACGTGAGCTTACTGGACAGGTAGCCTTGACGAAGATCGTCCAGCCTGTCGGTTGCGTCAACATCGTGTCGGCAGTAGAACTCGACCTCTCGCTTCTCGTCCTCAGTCAGAGGGCGGTCGATGTTGAACGGAACGGTGGTTTCACGAATGTCCATTCCGAGGTGCGCTTCGATTGCTTTCAAGGACAACCCCATCTGGCAATCGTCCATCAGGTCATATTGATCGAAGAAAATCCCGCAGTCACGGAGAGGGGCGTACTCCCAGCCCTCGTGACCACCAACGATGATAAAATCGTTGACCGCCTTGATTTCTTCCGGCGTGAAACCTGAGAGAACCGCTTTCAGAATGAATTGGTCATAGTGCTTATTGTTGAACCCTGCCAACAGGGGTTCTTGAGTCATGAATTGTTCGACCGCTTCGTTGTCATTCCAAATCTCGGTGTATTCCCCCGTGACCTTGTTTTTGAAGACAAAAAGCCAATCGTAGGCAAACACCTCGCAGTCGAAAATGAATGGTTCAAGGTTCAGCGGTATCACCTCCTAATACTGCACCCCATTGTTGCGCCATAGCGTTCGCAATACCGGGAAATGTTTTTGAACGGGCTTTGGAATTGTGAGGTATCCTCGCCCCGTAGCTGTCCCCCCCGCCTTGCGGCCTGTTCCGGCAGGAACAAAGGGCTTCCATTCTGTAAGAACATTGGTGTAAACCAACGGCGGAAGATTTTTCAGCCAAAGATAGGTGAGTTTACTCCACGGGTCGCCAAATTGATATGGCTGTATTCGCTGATCTTCTTTTGGCAATTCAACGATTTTGAGAGGGCGGGGGTTCTCAATAGCCACTCGATCACAGTCAGCATTTAGAAATCGAAGGAAAAACGCTTTGGCTTCCATCGCCTTTTGGAATCGAGCTTTATCAATTTGACCCTTACGGGGATACATTCGACACGCTCCCGCATTACTCATGAAAGTGCAAGGCGGGTGAGCAATTATCAAATCCCACCGCTCAACATAATGAGCTTTTCCGTCTTCGGTTTTGAAAACCAGATACCGTCCGAGTAACAGTAGAGCGTCCACTTTAATGTGCCATTCCGGGTGTCCACCTGAACACTCCTGAATGTCACAGGAGTAGGCTTCATACCCCAAACGCCGAAACGCAATACAGACAGCTTGACTTTCCTCGCAGGCAACGAGAACCTTTATATCAGTTCTCTCCGTCAATGAACTTGCACCCCGCTTTCCGGTAGGTGATACACCGCTTCTTGTAACGCTTGACCATACTCACGATACCGTCATCAACATAGTCATACGCTATTGGTTCACTCTTTGCCTCGAAGGTACGGGCGATACGACCAATGCTCTGAACAATCACGCCGGAGTGTTGGTGCGGTGTGGTCAAGTACAGACGGTCAAGCCGGGGAATATCTAAGCCCTCACGAGCGAGAGCATAGGTGGCGAATAAATACCGCTTCTTGCCCTGTCGCATATCTTCAATAGCCTGTTCCCGCTGCGCTTTTGCCTTTTTGGAAGTCATACCCCCGTCAACCATGACCGCCTGACTTCTCAGCTTGGGCGGTAAATTCTCAATCAGATACCGCAGGTGACTTACCCTGTCGGAGAGAATAAGATTGTAGTGGTTACTGTTATCAATCAGGTCGGAAATAATCAGCTTATTGCGATCAGCGTTCTCGGTCAAAAAGTTAATCAGTTTGGCTTCGATTACCGTACCGTCCGTGTCGAGAAACGCCCTGTTCAGACCAACCCCCGTAGAGCGAGGATAAACCGTGACCTTGACGATTTTATCAGCAACTACCTCTCTCGGAATGGTATGAACCACATCACCCAGCAAAGCGAATGTCGCTTTAATCAATCCGTCAGCCCGATCAGGGGTAGCGGTCAAGCCGTACTTGTGTCGAGCGGCTAACGAGTTCAGCACTTTTGAATACATCGTGACCGAGGTCGGGGAACCGCTGACACGGTGGGCTTCATCTACGATAATCGTGTCCCATGTGTTTCGGTAGAGCGGAAGATCGAGATTGCACATTGTCTGAACGGTCGCAAAGGTGATAGCCTTACCAATCTGCACCTTACCCTCCACGATTGTCCCGGTTAACGATGGGCTCATGTACTGTTCCGCACGGTCTTTGCTTTGGGTTATCAGGTCTTTCGTGTGGCAAAGCCAGAGTGTACGCCTACCCAGCGTAGCTGCCATCGCCAAACCAATCTGTGTCTTACCGCACCCCGCAGGGGCTTGAAGAATACCATAGTAGGCAGTTATCAGTGCTTCCTTGGCTTCCACTTGGTAGTCATAGAGCGGAATGGTGCAACCGAAGTCCACCTCGGTAGGTGTAGGAAGATTGACCTTCATGTGGCAATCGTCCATCGCCAGCACATCATTCAAGCACCCGTAGGGAAGAACCAGTGTGTCACCGTCCCATTGGAACAGGTACAACTTCTCAGGGGTGTTGCCGACCCAAAAGTGCATACGGACTTTCTTAGCGTACTCAGGATTAGGAAGGATAAGCTGCTTCTTGCACCATGTAAGCAACTGCTCGGACGGGTTTTCAATTCGGAGCTGATTGCCAACAGTTACTTGCATTGGGACACCCACTCTCCGAGTGTGATACCGTATCGCCTAATATCGTTGGCAGACAGCACAGTTCGCAAAACGGACAATTCCAAAAGCGTAGAGAAGGAGATGAACCGAACTTCACCAGTTATCAACCTGATTGCAAACCAGCCCTCTCCATTCCCGGTTTCCTTCCAGAGCGTCATAGCGGAAAACTGGTTTTCTTCGATACGCTCCATCTTGAAAATGTTCTTGGAACAATCCTTACAGTCAATGGGATAGCTAACACCGTTTCGAGCCGCAATTACATCGAATGGCTGACCTTGACTGTTCTGAGCGAGATTGTGCGCCCAAAAGCCACAACCCGACAGGCTCAGGCATAAGTCTCTTTCAAAGCCAGTGCCAACCTTGCGATTGACATTCATGTTTTCACTCCTTTCACCGCCCCTGACGGGGCGGGATTTACGAGATACCCGATCAAATGCAGAAGCCGAAGGACACGCCATAGGAGAAGCTGGCGCCGTCATTGCCGGCGTTGCCGTTGCTGTTCACATAACAGAAGTTGTTGGCGCTGCCGGAATTAGGAGAACGCTCCCATCTCCAATCCCTCTCACCATTCTGCTTGCACTTGCCATAGGGCGTGTTCTCTCGCTTGTACCAGTCGTACCACTTACCCTCACCGCCGCAGGAATAAATCTTGCGACCGAAGACCTCCTGCTCAGAAAGAACGAACAGCTTGTCAACGGAAGGAACCAGCATTTCGTTCTTACCGCTCTTTGCGGTGATCTTCACCACGGGCTTGATGACCACTTTCAGATCAGCAGGAAGCTGCTTCTCGAAGAAGTTGCCGTTGAGCTTGGCACGGAGATAGGAAGCGTCCCAGCCGCCCTCGTTGGTAGACTCCTCATTCATGGGAATGTCACCGTCAAGGGTTTCCACAGTCTCAAAGGTGATATGAACCAGACTGCCGTCCCTTGCGTAGTCATGGTTGAACCCGATGATACGGGCAGTCAGGTAGGAGCCGTCAGCCAGACGGAACTTCTTGGTATCACCGACCTCGAACATCTTGTCAGCAAGGCCGAAGGAGGAATACATATTGATCTCGTCCCAAGAACAGTCTTCCAGCTTGCAGCGCTTCGGAGAGGGGCGACCGCCGAACATGACACCATACACAGAATTAAGGTGAAGTTTGACGGTATCGGTATCCACATAGCCCGTAGGCATAAGGGTTTCGATCATCTTCTTCTGAGAAGCGATGGTTTTCTCCATCTTCTCGAACTCGTCAGCGAGTTTCGCAATCGTGCTATTCATAAAGTTCTCCTTTACAAAGTGATAGGTTCTGATATAATCAGATTGAGCTTTTACGCTTGCCGTTGATGGAAGTACCAGTTCCGTCAGCGGCTCTTTCTTTTTCTCGGCGGGGCGGGATAAAACGCACCAGACAGCTCACAGAACAGCCAGAAGCAGCCAAGGCCGATACCCATACGAACCATGCCTGCGCCGAGAGCCATCGTGTCCTGCTCTACCGCACCAACGACACCCAACAGGTAGAAAAACGAGAGAAATGCCAATACTCCAAATACCTTTTTCATTATCTGTTCCTCCAAACCATAGGTTTCCATTGATACGGTGTTCCGTACTTCTGTTCGTACCAGCTCTCGAACTGCTTGCGGTTCGTTTCGTCCTTGAAAAACTCTCGGACAGATCGAGCAAGGAGTGAGCTGAACGCTTTGGCCTGTCCTCGCACTTCCGGGACAAATGCACTGTCGCTCATGACACACCGCCAATCTGCCGCTCGTACCAGTCCAGAATGTCGATAGACTCAGCGATGATCTTGTCCACAGAAGGGCCGTTACGAGTCCCTGCGAGAATTGCACTCAGGACAGGGCCGTTCGTTTCAATACCCCGCTTTCGGAGCATATCAATCAGCCATGCAAACGACAGGTGATTGACGCTCAGGCGATAGCGAATTTTCTCACGCTCTTTCACAAAACCTCTCCTTTCTTTGAATTGAGAACAATATTTATTGACAACCAGTGGGCGTAATGGTACAATTTACTTGCCAGACAATTAAACCATTGACCACAGCAACCGCCGAAAAAAGAAAACCTTTCGGGGGTCGGATTTTTGTTGTCAAAATCTCTTGTTCACAATCCAAAGTATATCCTACCTTTGTAGGATTGTCAATAGCAAATCCTAAAAAAGTAGGATATTTTTGAAGGAGGTACTTTATGAACACAAGCCGTATTAGAGATTTAGCCAAACAACAAGGGAAAAGTGTCACCTATATTTGCAAACTTATCAACCGCCCCAAGTATTATTTGAACGATGTAGATAAAAAGCCTGACCGCATGATTTCAGATGAAGACTTAAAAACTCTTGCTATCAATCTTGGAACAACGGCTGACTATTTGAAAGGCGAAACTGACGACCCTCTCTTTCACTTGTCCTCTGTTGGTTTGACCACCGAACCTTATGAAAAGAATTGCAAGCGACCTATTTTCGGTCATGCGTCCGCAGGAAAAGGTGTCATCGCTCAGCAAGAAGCATTGGGATATGAACAAGTTGACCCCGAATATGACTGTGATGATTGTTTCTGGTTACAAGTTGACGGAGATAGTATGTCGCCAGTCTTAGACGATCACGATTTAGTGCTGGTTAAAAAGGATACACCTCCCGAAACAGATACTCTTATGGTTGTCATTGTTGATGACGAAGAAGGATTTGTTAAGAAAATCAGTATTGATGAAGATACTGTGACCCTTCGTTCTTTTAACCCACACTATCCTCCCCGTGTTTTTGGCGGTGTTGAAATTGGACGATTGCGCTTTGTCGGTAGAGTCATGGAGCTAAAAAGGAGATTTGCATGAAAAAATTTCCAATCGACCTCTCCTGTCTGACAGAGGAAGAAATCTCTCAATTTCAGGAAGACCCATATACGCTTTACAACGGCGATCAAGAAGTTGCTCTCTATCTTCGGTATAGCTCCACAGGTCAAAGTGACCAATCCATTGAAGGGCAGCTTCGTGACTGCCGTGCCTTCTGTAAAGCAAACCACTACCGCATTGTAGCAATCTATGTTGACCGAGCAACGACCGCTCGCAAAGATGTGGAAAAGCGGGTTCACCTCATGGAAATGGTTGCGGATAGCGCAAAACGGAATTGGGAATATGTCATCGTCTGGAAGCTCGACCGTTTTGCTCGTAACCGCAACGATAGCGCAATTATGAAAATGCGTCTGCGGAAGAACGGCGTAAAAGTCCTCTCCGCTACGGAACACCTCACCGACAGCCCTGAGAGTATCATCTTGGAATCTGTGTTAGAGGGTATGGCTGAGTTTTTCTCTGCCGAGCTGTCGCAGAAGGTCACGAGAGGTATGCGTGAATCTGCCTTGAAGTGCCACAGCGTAGGCGGTCATATCCCCCTTGGATACAAGGTGGAAAATCACAAGCTGGTCGTTGACCCTGACACCGCCCACATCGTTCAAGAAGCGTTCTCTCTTTACGCCAACGGCGAAAGCGTAGCTGACATTTGCCGAAAGTTTAACTCTGCCGGATATAAGACTGCCAAAAATACAGAGTTCAACCGCAGTAGCTTTAAGGCCATGTTCCGTAATACTCGCTATATCGGCACTTATACCTACAAGGATATTGTCATCGAAAATGGTATTCCCGCCATCATTGATAAGGAGCTGTTTGAAACGGTACAACGGCGGCTTTCTAAGACCGCCACAGCCCCGGCAAGGGGCAAGGCTAAGGTAGATTACCTCTTGTCTGGAAAGCTGTTCTGCGGTCATTGTGGGGCTTCTATGAACGGTGAAAGCGGAGCCGGTAGGCACGGCAAGGTCTACCACTACTATTCCTGCTACACGAAAAAGAGAAAACTTGGGTGTGATAAACGGCCTTTGAAAAAAGATTATATCGAAGGAATAGTAGCTCGTGACGCTCTCAACCTTTTGACCGATCAGCTCATTGATGAAATCGCAGACATGGCAATCCGGCAGAGTGAACAGGATTTAATAAACGACACGCACATTCCGCAGTTGACCGCTCAGTTGTCAGAGGTCGAAAAGTCAATCACAAATATCACCGCTGCCATCGAAAAGGGTATTGCTTCTGAGACATTGATGAACCGACTTGTCCAGCTCGAACATGAAAAGAAGACACTCAACAAAGAAATCAAAGCTGAGGAAAAATTCGTCTATCGGATTGACCGTGACCAAATCGTATTCTGGTTGAGTCAGTTCAAATACGGAAACATCGAAGACGAAGATTTCCGCAGACGGCTCATTGATCTACTCGTCAACTCCGTTACAGTGTGGGACGAACCTGACGGGTATAAGATCACTACCGCATATAACCTAACATCTTGCAAAGCCAAGACTTTCCGGGTAGAAAAGAACCCCGCCGCCGAAGAAGCGACAGGGTTCGATTTTGGAGAGTCTGAGTGTACCATTGAGCGCATATCCGAACCCTACATTGTGTGGGGAACGGTATTCGTTCAAACCAAAAGACACTCCTTACCTTAATCGGTAGGGAGTGTCTTCTTTTATTCTTCGCCGGAATACCCGTTCGCTCTGGCGCATTTCAGCGCACCCAAGATCATCTTGTCTTGAGCCAGAGTTCGTTCTTTTAGCTCATAGAGTGGAGTGCGGCGATGATCGTCCCATTCAATGAGCTGCTTTTTGTCGTGAACGACTTGACCCTCATAGAGATTGATAACCTTGTCGAGCGTGATTTCTTTCAGCACTTGCATTTTCTCACCCCTGAGCGTCCTCGTCTGAGGTTTCTTTTGACTTGATCTTAATGCCGTACAGAATGGCAAGTTCGGCAGTCCAAGCCGCAAACCAGCCGACCGTCAATTCTGTGTCAACCGTGTGACCGCAGGCGTTCAAAATCAGAACCACAACGGCGTACCAAGTCAGGTTGAAGATGGACAAGATCGTGAACTTCGTGCGCTTTCTCATTCTTTTCTTCTTCGGCTTAGGTTGCACTCGTTTACCACCCATAGGAAGCCCTCTCAGCGGCTCAGGAAGCGTTCATGCACGAAGCCAGTATAATTTACCCTCTTGTGCGAGAACGCCACATAGAGCCATTTAACGCCGTTTACAACGGTGTAGTAACCGTAGTTCTTGACGGTGGTTCCCTTGGGGATTGTCACCAGCACTCTACTGTCCGTCCCGGCAGCGTCACGGACATTCAGGCCAGCACCAGCGGTCACGGTGTAAGTACCTGCCACGGCCTTATTGAAAGACCGTGCGACACCCTTGGCCTTGACCTCAGTGGTAGGAACGGGCTTGACTGTTTCGGGCTGTATGTGGGTCACGGTTTTGTCGTAGGTCACAAAGGGGAGGTGTCCGTGCTTCTTCCACATACGGGTATTGTACCCGTTCTTCTTCCCGATGTTACCGACAGCGGTAATCTGCACATTGTTCGCCCAACGAGGGGAACACTCGACCGCCAGACCGTTTCCGATATACACACCGATGTGTCCCGTAGTCCACACCACCTCGCCGGGGTCAACCTTGTCCCACCCGGAAGCCGTAGCGTCCTTGCACCTCTTAATCATGGTGTCAGCGCCCTCGTCAGGTACGCCGTTGGTGGCGTACTTCGCACCACCATAGGACTTGGTTTTATCACCAGTCCAGCCCCACAAAACGGCTTTGATAAGGTTCACACAGTCAAAGCCGAAGGTGTCAGGGGTCGCCGCCATAATCATAGAGGTACGAGCTGCCGCCATGTTGTAGGGGTGGTTCTTGATATACCGAGACTTGTTTGTGTCGGTCAGCGGCGCACCAAAGCACCCCATGACATACAGGGTCTTGTAGTGCTTGGCAATATCAACGACCTTGGCGACCAGTTCACTTGATTTCATCATAGCTCTTACCCTCCTTGGTAGCGTCCAAAATGGCCTTGAACTTCGTAAATGCTTCTGTGATGTACTTGCAGGACACCATGAGTACCGCACCAATAATCACCAAATTGCTGAAAATATCCACATACTCAGTCGGAATTTCCCACCCGACCATATCCGCAAACAGCGGCAGCGTAGTAATAGCGACACACAGCAGGGTTAGACCGCAGACAAAAGCGGTGATCTTCAAGCCGGAGTTTATCAGCTTTTCCTTGCTGAACGGTTCCAGCAGGACTTTGATGTTGTAATACAGAGAAAAGGATACATTGGAAAGGTAGGCACACAGAAAAATCAGCATAGCCCAGCCAATGTTCGTCAGGTTATGCAAAATGGTTTCGAGCATAATTTTTACCTCCAATTTTTAATTTAGGTGAGTTAGGTGAGTAATCGGGCGTTTTTCCTATAAACTCCCTCTTATACGCGCATACTAAGAGAAAGTTATAGGGATTTTGACCCGATTACTCACCTTTTTCACCTTACTTTCGGGTCATGCAGGCTTGTGAAAGCCCTCCAAATCCTCGATACGGTGGTTGATGACCTTGATCTGTTCTTCAACCACAGGCACACGCCTTGCGAAATTGTTGTGTTCCCGCACTTCACGGGTCAGTTCGTTCAACTTGGTTTCGATGACCGCCTGCTGCTTGTCCAGTTTTGCGTCAACCTTGCTGGCAGACTTGCCGGACGAGTAGATGATACCAAGCAGGCTCAGACCACCCGTGATAATAGCGACCAGAATTGCGTCACTCATGTCCTGCCCCCTTTTTTACTTGCCGGTGTATTCTTCCCAGCCAGCGGGATAAGCGTCCGGGGAATACACATTTCCGTCAATCAGACTGCGGTACAGCTTGTCGTTGTAACTCACAATGTCACCCTTGTTGTAAGCGTCATGAGCGCCGGTGGGCTGAGTCCACACGGGATAGCCGGAGGGGGTCAGGCCAATCGGCGTGTAGAGAGCGGGAAGTGTGTCAGGCTTCCAATCTGCTTGAGAAGTGTGCGCCTGTACTACCTTGTAGAGCTGCGGGTCGCCTACACCGTTCACACCGTAGGTGAAATAGTCACCAACAGCATAGGCATGACCGACCTGATAGGGGTCATAGATGGTTGCAACCACCATCGCAGAGTCTTCGTCAAGGCTTTTGGCGAACATCTGAACAGCCTTGCGGAACTGCTCAGAATTACGAATGTCGTTCGGGTCAGTCAGCAGAGCGGTCAGACTGGAAGCGTAAACGCCATCGTCCACTTCTTCGACCGAAACCGTTTCAGCACCGTTCAGTTCGGGGTGTCCGTTGACATGGTACACGGTGCCGTTCAAGGTAATACCCTGTGCATTGTCCTCGACCGTCAGGCCGTAGCAGCCGTTTTCCTGCATACATACCCAAGTTAGATTGCTCACAATGCCGAGAACTGCGTCCTTCTTGATGATTTTATACATGGCTTTTCCAACCTTTCTCGTCCGGGTAGAACCCGTACAATGATTTGAAATACTGATTAGTGCGCTGTCGCACCTTGAAGCTGTGATCTCGCTTCATGTGACCGTTGTAGGAGTCTACGGAACACCGAATGTCAGCCAAGGTCATTTCGCCCCGGTCGAGCTTTCCTCGGAAAGCCCTGAGCTTGTGTCGAACGATTTTTGTTGAGTCCTTGTTCATCTTCCGAACAACCTTGCCGGTCGGTGTGATGATGAACCTCGTTTTCAACCAGCGGTAATAATCTCTGAGAGAAATGACCCTCGTCTTCTTCAAGTTCAATTCCAGACCGCACTTCTCGCAGATGATCTTTAACCCGTCCATGCAGAGATACAGGTCATCAATGTCAGGGCTGATTGCCACACCATCGTCCATGTATCGCTCATAGGCTTTGATACGGCAGACCTCTTTGAAATAGTGGTCGATCATATTGGGAAGCATGAGGGCGTTCGTCTGAGACACCTGACTGCCAAGACCCAAGCCCACAGAACCGAAGTCCGTAATAAAGCTGTTCGCAAGCTCTCTGATTTTCGGGTCATGAAGTCTGCGGTCGGCTTCACGGAACAGCGGCTCATGTGGGGCTGAGTCAAAGAAGCTGTGAAAATCGTAAAGCAGAACCCCTCCTTCCAGACCGTACTTCCTGTAATGTCGTTGAAGATAACAGGTCATACGGCGCAGGGCGAAGTCCATACCTCGGTGTTTCAAGCTGGCGGAGTTATCATAGATGAAACAGGCCGAATAGATGGGAACTAAGCAGTAGTCACACAGACACTTTTGAACCGCTCGTTCCGTGATATGGACTGATCGGATATACCGCTTCTTCCCTCGCTCCATGATGGTGAAAGCGTGAAAACCACGGTGCTTGAAGGTTCCGTTTTGAAGTTCACGATGGGTTTTTGCGATGATTGGAATGATATTGCCGATATACCGCTGAGTTGAGTTTTTCCAGTAGACACCCTTACAGCATTTCTTCCCGGAAAGGTAAAGGTGTCTGAACGAAAAGACTTCATCGAAATCACCACATTCTTTGCTTCGCCGCAGACGAGCTTCGTCCCGCTTGGCTTTCCTGCGCTGATAACGGGCTTCTCTCCGTTCTTCACTTGTCATAGAAGGTTCCCCTCCGTACAGTCTTATTGTCGGGTACGGGTTCTAACTGCTTGTAGTACCAGCCATGAAATGAGCTACCGTACAATCACTCACCATGCAAGAAGCGTCCGGCTGACTACATCGGACGGGGTGTTTTGGCTTGGTAGCCGGGAACAAGCCCTCCCTCTGCAAAAGGTACTGATTTCGCCCAAAGGGGTTACTACGACTGACCTATGCGAAGTTGCAGAGTCCGAAGGACACGCCATTGGAGTTGCTGGCGTTGTTATTGTTGGCGTTGCCGTTGTTGTTCACATTACAGAAGTTGTTGGTGTTGCCGGAATTAGGAGAACGCTCCCACCAGTTGTTCGCAGAAACGGTAACAATTACAGGGCTTGACCCAATGAAAAACTCACGCAGAGAGGTCTTTATACCTCTCGTGGTCAGCTTTCCGAACCTTGGAGATAAGCTGTGCTTCGTCCGTGATGTACTCTCCAAATTCCTTCATGGCGTGGTCAATCCACGGACATTTTTCAGGGTTTTGAAGAATAGCGTCATAGAGTAAAGTCAGCTTCGGGCTGAGATTTTGAAGGGCGATGTTGGCGTTAATCAGGTGATCTCGCCGCATTTGCGCTTCATGCTGATTGTGCGGGTAGATGTTGTTCGCCGCTCGGACTTCCTCGTGAACCGTGGAAGCCAGCTCGAAGATACGGTTTGTCAGCAGAGGTGCGTATCTTTTAGGAGCCTTGGTGCAGACGGAGAAAGCGTGAAGCTCTAACCGTCTGGCGGTTTCGATGAACTGCATGGAGCTTTCGCCACGCATAGCTTTGATGACTGACACGCCAACATTCCTTTCTTACACCGCCCCTGACGGGGCGGGATTGGTGTTGATGAAACCGGGGATTAAACGCAGAAGCCGAAGGACACGCCATGGGAGTCGCTGGCGCCGTTATAGTTGGCGATGCCGTTGTTGATCACAATACAGAAGTGGTTGGTGTTGCCGGAATAAGGAGAACGCTCCCACCAGTTGTTCGCAGAACCATTGACCTTCTTAATGGTGCTGTTGCCAGCGGTGTAATATTCGTATTGCTTACCCTCACCAGCGTAAGAATACTGAGTAGCACCAAAGACTTCGATCTCGGACAGAAGGAACAGCTTGTCGGAAGTGGTTTCCAAACCGGACTGATTGTTGCCCTTGCTGGTCATTTTGTTGACGAACTTCAACACGCTTTTCAGGTCAGAGGAAAGCTGGTTCAGCAGCGTTGCCATTGTGGAGGTACGCATAGTGGAACCACGCCAGCCGTTCACATTGGTGTTGGAGCCGTTCATGGAATAGGTCGTGTTCAAACAATCGACCAACTGGAAGGTAATACCCGCCTTGGTGCGACCGCCATCTGCGGTAGTCAGAGTGTCGTGGTCAAAGCCGATGATCTGCGCCGCATAGGTCACGCCGTTGACAGTAATGTTCTTCTTATCACCGACCTTCCAGTAGTTCGGAGCCTGACCGAACTTGGAAACAGCGGCGATGTTGTCCCAAGAGGTAGCTTCCAGCGTAGCGCCAACTACGAAGGGATAGACATACACGATACCGATGACTTCCAGCGTGTAAACCTTGGTTTTTTGAGAACCGTTGTAAGTAAACACGATAGTCCAGTCACCCAGCTCGGTCGGGTACAGAGTAGCATAGCCGGTCGAAGCAACCTTGCCTGTCAGAGTTTTGCCACCCCTACTCATGGTGACGGTCGAGCCTGTATCAGCGATGACACGCACCTCTGCGGGAGAACCCTTCTGGCTCAGAGCATACAGAGCGTCATTCACCGTGGGGTCGCTGCCGCTCAGTTCCAGTGCCGACTTGGTGGTGTCGGACAGCAGATTTGCCTTGCTCATGGCTGTGCCGACCACATCACAGCCTGCGGCGTTCAGATCAATGTCGAGGGTGGCGGTTCCGGCGAGAAGCTGTGTGCGCCATTCCTCGAAGGTTGCAGGCATATCGGTAGGAGCCTTGATAGAACGGGACTTACCGTTGCCCTTGATGACAGTATCTTTCATGAAATTTCCTCCTTACTCTCCGCAGTTATACAGACCAACATGGGCGAAAGCGTCCACCGTGCGGTCGATCTTGGAATATAGCTCGGTTTCTACCTCGGTCAGTGTTGTGTCGATGACATACAGGAGATATTCAATGTTGTTTGCCGTGGAAAAAGTGAGATTGTCCAGACTGCTCGGAACCAGCGGTGCATCCGGGGGAAGCGTGAGCTGCTTTCGGAGAACCGTCAGGTTGTTCAAGTAGGCTTTCACGAGAGATTGGGTGGGCGTATCACCCATCTCCCAATTCGTCTTTGCCGCAACCACCACCGAGGAAGGGTCATACGGAACTTGGTAGATCGGGTCATCAGCGACTCCTTTCTCCGCTCGGTATGCCGCCAACTGTCCGGGGAGAGAAGTCATGCGGTTGGCGATATAGGCTACCGCCTGCCCTACACGGTTCATGTCCCCGTAATTGTAAGCACCCTTCATACCAGCCATGTACTCGGCCTTTTCCTCAGCGGAAAGGCTCGAAAGCCCTTCCGTGAGGATTTTGTTTTTCAGGGTAAAAACCCTGTCCACATCGGCCTGTGTGCGGTCGTAGACGAGATTATCAATAATACTCATATCAGACCTTTCACCTTCAACTTTCCGCTCAGAGAGCCGTTAAATGTGATCTCGTCCACCAAGATCAATGCGTCCATTTCATCGGTGTAGAGCGTCTGCAAGCCAATCACATCGCCCACTTCCAACTCAGGATTGCCACGGTACTTTGTCTGATAGGTGTTTCTCATTTGCAGATACTTTTTCACCTGATCGGCAAGAGCGGCGCACATCGTATCGTTGGTGATAAGGGGGTTTTCCTCCTTGTCGATTTCTCCATCGAGAGCCACGGGATAGGAAACGACCACCGAGTTCTCAGACAGAGTTTTGCCGGTAATGACTACGGTTTTAGTGCCGGAGGATAACACCAAATCCGCAGCTCTGGCGTAAATGTTGGAGGATACCAACGAACCGCCAGAAACAGAGATAGAAACATCTTGTGCAAGACCAGAGAACTCGACATGAAGCTGAGTTTCGGTGGTCGTTCCCTCGAAAAGTTTGGTGGTATCATTTGCCGCCGTGTACGCATACTTGGCGACAGACACCGCTTTGAGCTGGTCGATTTTTGCGATGGATTGTGAGTCCTTATCAATCGAGTCAAAATCCAGCGTGAAGTCCGTTTCACGGTAGTAGAGCTTGCTCACCCGCATACGGCGGTACGGCAGGCCACCGTCCATCGTTACCTCGATCTTGGTACAGTCAATCGCCGCTTCGCTGTTGACAAACACCTCCGCAGAAGTAATACCCTTCACGGTCTGCGTGTCCAGCAGCTTCGTCCCGGCGTAATATTTGACCCGAATAGAGGTGGGGTACTCGTCCAAGGGGGTATCAAAGCGGAGAGCCAGCACGGGAAGGTCGTGAGAAACATCAAAGGTCTTGGTGAAGGTCGGCTTCGTGGTATAAGTGCCATCTGCCGCAGTCATCGCTTCACTGATAAACCCTCGACCGGAGGGGTCGGTGTCTTCGACAATGACCTGATCTCCACCGTCCAGTGTCCAGCGGTTCAGTTCCAACGCCGCATAGGTGTTACCGACCTTATTGCCACGGTCAACAGTGTCCCACTCGCTGTACCACAGATGACCGTTATCCGCCCATACGCCGCTGTAAATACCAACCACAGTCACGCCAAAAGGCTTGATGTGAATGATATTGTCATCGTCTGTAAACAGGCGGCAGCGGCAGGCGTGAGCGATCAGTTGCAGACAGTTCATGTGCGAGTCAATAGGAAGCGCCGCCGTAGTGAACATCTGCTTTAAGGTTGGGTCAATCACCCATGGGTGCGTACCCTGCGCTGTCAGCGTCAGGTCTGCGTCCAAAAGCACTTCCTCAGCCATGTCATAGAAGTTTTTGGAACCGAGCTTACTCTTGTAAAAGGTTCCGGTCATACTTCCAACCAGACCTGTCCCTGTGAAGGTGGCCTGATTTTTGGCGGCTTTCGGTTTGCTGTTTAGCACATATTTGTCCGCTTTCAGCCACTCGACCTTGCCCGTGGGAAGCATATAACCGTATCGGAGAGAAATCGGTGACTTCTTATCCAGATAGGCATAAATGCCTTTCGGGTTATCTGGGTCATAATTGTGTTCATAGTCCAAAAGAACGAACTGCATGGTTTCCTGCGGCAGTCTGCGGGAGAGCGGGTCTACATCGTGAGACTCCTTGATGGAAACAATGTCATCATTTCCAAATTTCTTCTGCACACCGTAGAGAACCTGTTGCAACCGAGGTCGGCGGTACGGGAGGGTATTTCCCATCGTCAACACGATCTTGTCACAAGAAGCGACCTTCGTGTTAATGACCAACTCTGTCCCTTCTACGGGAAGGGTCAGACTTTCCAATACCGCACCATTCAGGTAGAAATCAACCGTCACGGTGTCAGGCCATTCCTGATAGCGAGTGTCAAAAGTCAGGGTGATGCCGGGGAAGGTATGAAGATTGCTGAAAGCACGAGTCAGCACCGCAGGGGTGGTGAACTTGCCCTCAGCATTACTCATGTGGCTCGAAACAAAGCCGTCATACATTGTCCCGGAAGAAGGAACGATGACCGTATTTCCGTCCAGCGCCCATCGGTTTAGTTCCAACGCCGCATAGGACTCCTTATAATCATATCCGTAGTCCAGCGTGTCGAACTCAGAATAGCTCTGCGCCCCGTTGCTGACCCAATTACCGTCTGTTGCCCCTGCCGTGTCCACCTGAGAGAAGGTGATCTCCACAAAGGACTGCTCACGGAGCAAAGACTTCATCGACAGCTTGTAAGCGTTGCTTACCTGTTTCACGGCTACACCTCCTTAGAACGGTTCGCCGCAGTCAATGATGTTGACTTTGCAGTTGATGTAGTCCGCAGGAAGCCCCGTGTTCGGGTCAAGATGGTACGGGGTTGCCGTGCGGTCGCCGGGGTACATCTTTCGGGTTGTCCAGCGGTTATTCACCATGTCGGGATAAGTGACTGTCACAAAGAAGTTCTTATCAAAAATCTGCAACATGGTAGACCACTGTTCCGCTGTCAAGTAGCCCCAAAAGAGGTTGTTGAGCTTCTGTTGATCTCTGCCTACCTTCTGGCCTACCACAACGCCGTTGGCGTTTCTGGCAGAGTCTACGATGGTGGCAGACAGCAGCTCTAAGCCCCTGCGGGGCTGAGGAAACTTTGTGCCATTGATTGTAATGAAACTTTGCATTTCCTCAGCCCTCCTTAGTAGGCATTGGCGAACACGCCAGTAGATACTTGCCGACCACGCTTCTCCTTGTAGCGGTCGTAGGAATGACCGATTTCATTGTCACCAATGACAACGGACATATCCTTTTCCTCAACGACATTCAGCAGAGCGTAGATAGCGGCGATCACGCCATCGTTGGCAACGGACACGCCTGCGGAGATACCTTCAACGATCTGGTCATTGTTGGCAACCGCCGTTCTGCGTCCCATCGCACCGACCATTTCCGCACCCGCTTCACGGGCGATAAAGAGCTGTCCTTCATTTGGGAAACCGCCGTCTTCAAAGAACGGAATATGCGGAATATCCACCAATCGAATATCAAACGCAGGAATAAGCGTGATACCCATGACAGACAGGCCATTGAACTGGATGTGGAACATATCATTGATTGCGTCAATGACACCGTTCACAAGTCCAATGATGGAGTTCGCCATCTGTCGCACAAAGCGAGTAATGGGGTTATCGTCCAGCGTCCATGCCGCATACGACAGGGACAGACCCGCCGCCAGTACCGCAAGGCCAAGACCAACACCCGCACCGCTCAGGCACAGCAGGACACCGAGAACGATCAATGCGCCGCTAAGGATACCCGTGATGACCGATACGACTTTCTTAATGGAATTAACCACAAAATCCCAATTCAGGGTAGCAACAGCGCCAAGGCTCAATGCGCCAGCCGCCATCAGGCCAAGACCGAGAGGAAGGGCGACTCCGCTTAGAGCAAGGATAGCGCCGCCCGCCAAGAGAGCGCCGCCGACAACGGTGGTAATCATGCTGATCTTCTGCTGAACATTGTCGGAGAGGTCATTCCAGTTCGGCATGATAGCCGTACTCATTGTGACCGCACCCGCCGCCAGCAGAGCCAGACCCAACGGGATATTCGCCCCGGAGAACGCCAGTGCCGCACCGATAGCGAGGAACGCCACAGATACGACCGTGGTAATAATGGCAATCACATTCTGGATTTCATCGCTCAGGCCATTCCAGTTGAGAGCCATTACGGAAACCAGAGAAGTAGCACCAATCGCCATCAGCGCAATACCGAGGGGCATACACCCGGAAAAAGCGAGGATAGCGCCGAGAGCCAAGGTTGCTCCGCTGACCAGCAATCCTACTCTGGACAAGGGAGAAGCCAGAGCGTCCGGGATACTGTTCCAGTTTAGAGCTGCGGCAGATACGAGCGTAACAGCACCAACAGCCATCAGCGCAATACCCAGCCCGGTTGCGACCCCGGTAAAGGCCAACATAGCGCCTACCGCCAGAGAAGCACCCGCCAGAACTCCCGTTAAGGTGGTCAAAGCGTCAGTGAGGTGTCGGTCACTGTTATGCCAGTTGATAACAGCGGCAGATACAAGGCTTGCCCCGCCCAAGGCCATCAAAGCGATACCAAGAGGAAGGTTCGCCCCGGAGAACGCCATAATTGCGCCAAGAGCCAGCAGGAAGCCGCCGACAACACCCGTAATGAGAGCCAGCGTACTTGCCAGTTC